CTAGAAATATTTTTCTTAACAGTAAGACTTAAGCCTGCCTGGAATTTAACTAAGCCTGGCGTTCTAGTTTTAAATAAACTAACTTTCTTTCCTTCTATACCAGGGACGCCTTTAATTATGTCTAATTTCATACTTCTCATATTATCCCTTCCTTTCCATAATCTTCTTTTCATTTTATTACATACGTACTACGGCGTAAATAGTTTCAGGACAAAACAAAAAAGCCCCTAGCCCGAAGGCCAGGGGAAAGGGTAAAAGTGTAAGGTTCCTGGCAGGGGTTCGCCCCTTCTGCCAGGCTTTATTCTTTTTTCGTACTTTCTACTACGTTTTTCGTTCCGCTGTGAAGCCCTACAGCCATTAACCCCAGGGCTACGCCTACAAGTACACCTTGCTTCGGGTCCTGAGGGGCTACGTAAATAACCCCTATTACGATTCCCAGGAATACAGAAGCAGCAGGCGCCCACTTCTTAGGAAGTCCCATTTTAACCAGGCCAGCTACAATAGCTACTAATAACGGTAGTAGTGTTACGTCGTACGCTTGTAAATTTTCCATATCAAAATGCCCCCTTATTTATACGTTTTTCTAAGACTTGCTTCGGTTTTATTTCCGTAGATTCCGTCATACGGTTTTACGCCGTAATACTTCTGATATCTAAGTACGGCGTCTTTTGTTGCTGGCCCGTATATTCCGTCAATCTTCCCTGGGTCAAACTGCGGTTTATGATCTTTTAACACTTCCTGTAGATCGCGGACCCCAGACTTATAAGTGCTGCTTGGCTTATATGTTCCAGAAGGGATATTATGCTTTTTAGCTGCTGTTTTCGCGGGGTTTTTTAAGATCGCCTGCAGCACATTATGTGTATTAGGTCCGTAGATTCCGTCTTTCTTAAGATTCGTACGGCCTTGTAAAGTGGTTACGGCAGCTTTTGTAGCTGGTCCGTAAATTCCATCTACCGCGATCTTAAAGCCTGCTTTCACTAAGTCGCTTTGGAGCTGTCTAACATCTGCCCCTGTGTAACCTTCTTTTAAGATCGTTCTAGCTTTTGGTGCCGCTGCCTTAGGCTGTTCGACCTGTTTAACAGGTTCTTCGATTGTTTCACGCGGTTTGCTGTCTGCTGGAAGTACGATAAGGCGCTTAGTATCATTGTTGAAGTTGTGCTTAACCGCTCCGTAAGTCTTAGCAGCAATATGTCCGCGAAGGCTATCCATATCTAAAGCAGGGCATTGTTTCCAATTGTAGCCGCTATATTCCTGGTGTCCCCAGAAGTTGATCGCGCTTGTAATTTTTGGTAAACCTTTGTACGCAATAAGTACCGCGATTAAGCCGTACAAACTTTTATACTGCGCTGCCGTAGGCTGGCTATAGCGAAGATCGCCTACTATACAGATTCCTAAAGATCGGCTGTTATGGTTTCCTACGTGTGGCGTTCTAACGTTAAGGTCTGCAGCTATTTGTATTACGCCGTTTGTTTTTATTACGTACGTATAGCCCATACACGACCACTTTTTGGTTAAAACGTGATAATTAGCGAAAGAGAAGGCGTCCCCAGTAGTTGTTAAGCTTTGATGTATGGCTACGCTGTCGATAGCTTCTACATTTCTGTAAGACTTTGGTACAGTACTACTTATTCGAATAAGACTTCTAACATCTTCTACTGGTAAGTTTCCGTAATTAATACCTGCTATTGTAGTCATTATTTACCGCCCCCGTTTTGGAATAAATAAAGGACAACGATCGCGATCGTTGCCCCTATTACGTATTTAGAAAATTCTATCCAGTTCTGCGCGGTCGTGCTGCGTTCTTTTCTTTCCTGGTTTCTTTCTTGCTGTGCTGCCTTACGTTCTTTTTCCTGGTTCTGCGTAAGCTGGGTAACAAGCCCGAAAAGCTTCGTTTCCAGCTGCTGAATACTTCCTAGAATCTGAGTTACATAGACTTTCGTACCTTCCTGCGCCTTATACAATTCTCTTATGTCTTCTTCGTGTCTCTCGTCTGCTTCTTCTGATCGTTCAAGTCGCCTTTTTACTTCGATCATTTCGGCGTTAAGCCTTTCGATCTGCCCTTTAACTTCGTCCATATGCCCCGCCCCTTTCCATTAGAAAAGCCCCCAGGTTTAGGGGGCTTATACTTACGCGGGCGTATAATCTACGCCTGTGATCTCTTTGTATTCTTCTTCTGTAATCCAATTAGCAGTTACAAAGTTTCCTACATACATAGGGTCGCCAGGTGTGTTGTTATAAAAACCTTCGTTGTAATAGTTTTTAATGAATGTATACATAATCTGTAACCCCCTATTGAATTCCGTTAATTGCTAGTTTCATAAGTATAGAAGCGTTGGTGCTTTTTAGTTCGGTTATCTCTGTACTTTTTTTAGCTGAATCCATAAGCAAATTAGCGTTTAATGTTTTTAGTTCTGCTACTTCTTCCTGCGTAGACTTTTCTTTTACTTTAGTCTGCGCCGTATTCCAGGCTATAAGTAATTCTTCGTTAGTAGGCTGCGGTCCTAGATCTTCATTCCAGTAAGCGATAGACTGTACGCCTTCTTCGTTTTGCTGTACTTTGTAGTCCTTCATAGGCTCAGCAGCTGGGAACAACTCCTTAATGCATAAATCTATATTCATTCGCTTTTACCCCCTTACGTGTTTCTGATCTTTGTTATACGTAGGTCGAAAAAGTCGACTACTTTAGAAACGCCCGCGCTATATTGCCATAGTTGGAAATGATATTTTTTCCCAGCTGTGCCGTGAAATAATAAATTAAGTTCTGCGTTCCTTTGACCGAAGCCGCCCCTACAGCCCCCTGCTATCTGGGACCCTGTAGCTGTATCTATCATATATATGAATACTTCGTTTTCTGGTCTGCTATCCCCTCTAAATCTAACGTTGAAGCATATCTGATATATAGCTGTTTCTTTTGGTTCGAAATAGTTCCCGTTATTCCATTCGCCCGTAGCGTCGTTATTTTCTACGTTGAAATAGCAAGGCTCATAAGCTGCCCCAGAAGTTAAAGTATACGTAGTATTTCTTTGTGCTTGTATATGAGTAGCGTATGACGGCGCGTTAACTTGCTGCCATTGTCCCCACACGTTACCAGCTAGGGTACGTTGATATGTTATACCTACTTGACCGCCTGTAATACCATATACTGTCTGGAATTTATACGTCGTGCTATGAACTATATTCATAACAATGAACCAAGCGTTTGTATCGGGTGAATTTACCAAACCTGAACCTCTATAAAATCCAGTCTGTTCTATTGAGTTCAAATCAGCACCAGTAGGAAGTAAAACGGCTGTAGTCCCTAATCCGTACCCTTTCACCCAGTTGATCGCGTTAGTCGTCGCGTTATCGGCTTTGTTTGTTGCTCCGCTTGTTGTTTCCATTTGTACCCAAGACTTCCATGACCCAGTACCGCCTACATTCGACGGGTTGCCCGCTCTAAACCACATTACGCCGTCATAATCGAATACTAGCTGGGCTATTGTATCGCCAGCGCCATGTATAACTAGAAGTTGACCATACCCTGTACCATTAGGCATGTTAGTGTGTGTACTTTGCATACGGTAAAAACCGCTATCTACTACCGTGTTAAGATCTTGACCCGAAGTTAAATACTTAGACCCGTTCCCTAATCCGTAACCTTTAGCCCAGTTGATCGCGTTATTTTCTGCTGAGTTCGCTTTACTTTGCGCGCCTGTAGGTGTTTCGTACTTCCCGTCAGATTCGGTTTTTGAGTACGCCCCTACCTGGGAAGCTGTTACAGCATGCGGGTTGCTTTTGTTATTAGCATGGTTATTAAGATTAGTTTGTACGGCGCTAGCCGCTGAGTTAGCTTTACTTTGTGCGCCTGCTGTTGTTTCTATCTGCTGCCATGCTGTCCAAGCCCCGTTATACCATGTTCGCGAATATACGGCGTCTATTGAATTGGTATAGAAGAATTGTTGACATCTATAATCAGATTCGTAGTAAGTAACCGCCAGACCATGAGCATTCGGAAAACCTGTACCGCTAGTTACGTTAAACATTGAGATACCTAAAGGGTATTCAGTTCCTGGCGCGTCGCCTGTTTTAAAGTTACTACCACGCATATTGACTTGGTTACTTGTCACATTATGCGGGTTGTCGGTTCTGTTAGCGTGATTATTTACCTTTGTCTGCGCTCCTGTAGGTGTTTCGTACTTTCCATCTGATTCCGCTTTAGTGTAAGCCCCTACCTGTGCTGCGGTTACAGCGTGGGGGTTGCTTTTATTGTTAGCGTGATTATTTACCTTTGTCTGCGCCCCTGTAGGTGTCTCGTATTTCCCGTCAGATTCAGCCTTCGTATATGCCCCTACCTGTGCTGCGGTTACAGCGTGGGGGTTCGTTTTCTTCGCTTCGTGAGCGTCTACTTTAGCCTGAGCGCCTGCTGTGTCTTCGATCTGTGAAAAATCTGTCCAGCCTGAATCTACTCTGAATTTCCTTATATAAAGTTTATTTGACCCTGCGCCATTTTCTGTAAGGTATTGCGTAATACGGTAGGCGCTGTCGTATACAGTTAGCATTACCCCCAGGTCTGTAGGGTACCCTGCAGCTATCCCAGCACTTATAGAGAAGTACGATATACCTAAAGGGTATTCCGTCCCCGCTACTGCCGCGTCTTTCATCGGTATGGCGTTAATCTGCTGACTTGTTACCCTGTGCGGGTTGTCGGTTCTATTAGCGTGACTGTCTACTTTCCCTTGCGCCATACTGTCAGCTTCTGTTTTTGTGTAAGCCCCAGTCTGTGCTGCTGTTACAGCGTGGGGGTTGCTCTTGTTATTTTGGTGTGTATTTAAGTTAGACTGTACGGCGTTCGCCTTTGCCTGGGCGCCGTCTGTTGTTTCTTGCTCTACCCAACTAGTCCAAGTTCCATTATTGTTATACCTTAAAAACATTTTATTTGTAGCTGCCTGTATAGCAATCTGCTGTTTATACGTAGCCAAGTATTTCAGGTGTATTACATAATAGCTCACCCCGCTAGGTGCGTTTGTTCCATTTATGACATAGTAAAGCCCTGTGTTATCAATGGTATTTAAATCTACAGCGTTTAGGTTTTTAACTACGTCCCCAAGACCGTAACCTTTTGCCCAGTTTATAGCCGCGTTCTGTGCTGCCGTAGCTTTTCCCTGTGCCATGCTGTCAGCTTCTGCTTTCGTGTATGCCCCAGTCTGTGCTGCGGTTACGGCGTGCGGGTTGCTTTTATTATTTCTGTGATTCTTGTTTACTGTAGCTTCTGCGTCGATCTTATCTAAGTTCTGATTGATCGCAGTATCTATATTAAAATTCTGGTCCCCATCGGTCGCGGGGTCGTATTTAAACAGCCCTAATTCTGGCGTATTATTAGGCATTTATTAGCCCCCTTTATGAATAAATATCTGCGAAAGGCGCGAAGTTCGTAAGCTGCGTACTGTTAAGCTGGTTAATAGTCATAGCCTGGGCTTCGGTTACTGTTATATATCTATAACGGTACGTTACGCCTAAGTGAGCATGAATGATATTTTCGATCGCAGCCTTAAAGTCGTCTAAGTTAGGCGGTAAGCCTGTGCTGCTTATAAATCGTATTTCTAGTTCATAACTCTTTCGAGGTTCGAAAGCTGTAGAAGCTGCTCCGATTTCCAGCTGTGGGCTTACTCGTAAGTTCGAAGTTAACACAAAGCGTATGTTAGCCCGTACAAACGCTGTACCAGCAGGCGGTATATTATTTTCTAACTTATCGACCGAAGATGTTAAGTACCTATTCAAGTAGTTTTTATCTTTGTCGTAAAAGGTTAGGCTTAAATGCTTAACCTGATTAGCCGCTGCAGGGTTCACAGCGAAAGATATAGGCAACTTTTCGCCTATCGGTATATAGTCAAATAGCAGCCCGCAGTCGTCCTTATCTGTAGTTACTTCTAGGTATGTCTCATTTCTTGTATAAGTAAGACCAGAAGACCCTGTTAGCACACCGTCAGGCATAATAATATGATTTGAAATCCCTGTAGTCAGTAGGTCGATATTATTCTTAAGGAAGTTCTTAACTGTTACTTCCCCGTTCGTAAACGATCTAGCTACAGACTGTATTAATTCTGCGCTCAGGTTCCCGAAGCCCCTACGCTTACTTATTACGTTACTACGGCGGTCTTCTATCGGCTTCGATTCGTCGGTATAGATACCTAACTCTTTTTCGTAATACTTTAATCCCCAGGTCGCAGTAGCTGGGTTAAGCTGCAGCCTTAAGTCGTCGATCTTCTCCTGCAGCAGATCGTATTCCTGGGCTTTAGCGTTTTGTATCTGCAGATAAGTAGCCGCGTCCTGATAGTAGCTAGGGGCTTCTTCTACCATACGCTGCGCGCGTTCACTTATCATAATGTGATCGTTCCTTTAACGGCCACTTCTTCTGCGCCTATCGGTATGTCTGCAGTACCTCCGTTAAGTTGAAGGTTCGTATAGTTTTCTACGCCCTCAGTTCTTATCAATAAGCCCCCCACCTGATTAATTAAGATTGGCTTTTCAGTGAAGATCATACTTTCTAAGTAAGTCATAAAAGCAGCTGTAAAGTTTTCTGTTACCTCTGTTTTTGTATAGCCTGGTAACAATGTTACAGTAGCTGTTATGTTAATCGTTTTAGCAGCAGCGCTTACGACTGTCACCTTAGCCCCTAAAGGCGCTTTTCCGTCACCCATTCCTGTAATGCCTGGGTCTAAGTAGTTCTGTACGGCGGTTACTAAAGTCCCGCTATCAGGTAGCAGCTGATTATCTACAATTACTACTTTTACGGTCCCGTTACCGTTCCAGCGCGGTATACACTTAGCAGCCCCTACCCCGTCTACTTCCATAGCCCAGGTTTCATAGTCGAATTTGTTCCCGCCTGTATCTGGGTTCTGTACTCTAAATTCGTAACGGCTGTAAGCTGCTTCGTCGTCTTCGGTATCTACAGCTGCTGTAGTCGTTCCAAGATCTGTAACGACCCGTACGCCAGCGATCGGCGGCATTAAAATAAACTGGGTACCAGTTGCTAGGTTCCCTTCGGTACCAGGAAGTACGGCGGTTAAGTCTACCGTAAGGGGGCCGCTAGTCGTGTATCTCGTTTCTTTGTCTGTAGTAAATTCGATCGGGTTCCCGCTTTCGTCTGTAATAACCGCGCTTATTGTATATCCAGCAGGTATTACTACGCCCGCGTCTGCTTCGATCTGCAGCTGTCTTTTATTGTAGGTCGCCTGGTTCCTGCTCAGTCCAATATCAGCTAGCTTGTAGTCCATATATTCACCTTCGGCAAAAAGGGCGAAGGCATTCTTAAGGGTTTCATCTAGTTTTACCTGCAGCTGCTTTATTTCTAGCCCCGACGGTACTACGGCGTCATACATAAAGTCCCCTGGCTCTTTTCGCCAGGTATCTTCTACCCGACCTAGCATACGTTCGTTTATAGTACTCTCGTCTTCTTCATAAACCCGTTTAAAAGGTTCCCTAGCCATTTCCTAAAGTCACCCCCTGTAGTTCTATAACTTGGTCAAAGATCGTCTTTACGTCGCAGCTTATTTCTACTTCGTCGATCTTCCCAGTTGTAAAATTCACTACGATATTTTCTACGCTTTCTATCCAGTCCAGGTATATAAGCGCTTCTTCTACTGCTCTTTTAAATTCATCTTCTTTTACGGCGCGGCTCATAGTATGATCTTTCGCTATGTCTGGTACGTCTGACCCGTATTTGTGGTCTAGGTCATCTTCTTCCAGGTTTCCGTAGATCATATACACGCCCCGCGTAGTTTGAAGGGCTTTTATAATAATCTGCTCAGCTGCAGCCCCTTCTGTAGCTGTGATAACATTCCCGCCAGGGTCTAAGGCAAAGTCGCCTTTTTCCCAGTCGAATACAGGGCTACGCCGTTCGAATTCCTCAGCCATAAGATCGCCCCCTAGTTAAGCTTCTGTATAAGTCCCCAGCGCTGGCTTTCGTACTGTCCTAATATCGGCAAAGTAAAAAACCTCTGACCTTTGGCCAGGGGTTTATACTCTGCAGGTATTTCGAATAAGTCGTCATCTAGCGCCAGGTTAGACCCTTCGAAAGTAAAAGTAAGGGGCGAAGCGCTGCTTACTTTCACAATATAAAGCCCTGTCTTCTCCTGCCCTTTACGTAGCAGCTTAAGCAGCGCTGTACTTCTATCGTTAGTCATAAGCTACCCCCTTACAAAAAGTCTGGTTTTTCGTTCGCGTCTTCGTATTGTATTTCTGGTATGTTAGCAGCCTTTGTTACACTAGCGCTTATCTCTACCAGGTCTTCGCTTACGTAGGTCTGGGTTATATCTTCAATGTAATACGCTCCGATCAACCCTGTAAGCTTTTCTTCTACGTAGATCAGATCGCCTGAATAGAACATGGGCATGACCCCGTTAGGGTTAATCCCTTCTATGCCCTGGCTTACTTTGATCTTCCCTAAGCTAGAAAGTAAGTTAGTCGCCTTTCTTTCCATCGTGTTAACCTGGTCTTTGTCTACTTCTTCGAAGTGTACCAGGGGTCCATACTTACTTTTTAGCGCGCTATTCTCTTTTCGTACGGTTTTACCAGTTTCGCGGTTAACCAGCTTAACGATCGTAACCGTTTCTTCTATGCTTTCCTCATAGTCCGCAGCTGTTAGGTTAACCCCTACCTGGAAAGCCCAGATTTTCGAAGGTATAACCCTTTCGAATACGGTTAAGCCGCTTCCTGGTACATACCGAAGCCAGTACTTACGGCGGTTAAGTCCGTAGGTTCTAGCTAACATATCGATTACTACCCTGTCGCCTTCGCTGGCTGGATAATAAAGCGCTGGAAGTACGGCGCCTGTATTAGCTACAGACCCTACTTTTATCCCCCAGCGCTTCGCTATGTCC